CTTTGAGTTGTCTAGTGCGCTTTTTATTGTGTGGGCTAAGAGTGGGTCACGGTAAGAGGCTATTCCGACAAAAATAGTATCAGGCATTGTCATTCATAGAGTTGATGAGTGCAAAAGCCCAGTCAGCCCAATCAGTGTATAACTCAGGCGACGGGATCCCCTGGCTAGAGAAGACGTCAATTGCAGCAAGGCTCTCGCCCCACCGCTTCCAGTCCGTCATCTCTGTCGGTATCTCTAGCTGGTTGCTGGCAAATTGCTCAACCAACAAACTCGCCCAAGACACGAAGGAATGGTACCTTGGATCGTAAAGGATCGCCACTAGTAGCCTCTGACGTCACCAATTTCCGCACTCAACAACACCTTACCCAACTGGTAGTTCCCATTGAGAATGTTGGTCTGAAACCTCAACCGAAGTTCTCGCCTCTGCTCCTTCATGTCAATTTTTCCCGTTGTTGGGCTAAATGCATAAGGGCTTGATTCAACATCCTCAGCCTGTGCATAAGGACGGCCAGTAATAACTAACTGCATCTCCCCATCTTGAACAAAATCGGGCTCCACGCGCTCTAAACGAATCCATCTGTTGTCGTTAGCCTGTCCACCCTGTTGAGTCGGAGAAGCAGGCGCAGCAGGACCTCCAGATACCCAACCAAGGTCATTGGTCTCAAAGTAAGACTCAATCGCGGTAGCGGACTGCCCCACAACATCGTTAACGCCATACTCGTGTTGATAAACCCGAATGCGGTTTGCTGGGGAGGTAAAGGTAAGGTCTTGCGTTCCAGACCCAGTAGCAGCCGCAGACATCTGAATGCTCTGAACGTAAATAGCCGTCACAGGAATAGAAAAACTACTTCCGGCCGGCAGGGTTGCAGAAAGACTATTTCCAACAAGATAATCCGCGCCCCTGTTAACAATCGTCACAGAGGAAACAACGCCAGATCCGTTAACCACAATATTTGCAGTAGCCCCGAACCCGCTTCCGCCGGTAAGGCTAGTTGCGTTGTACGTCCCAGGCGTATACCCAGACCCTCCAGTAATAGAACCCAGCGTCTTTATACTGCTTGAGACCACCGAAGACACTGTGGTGCCAGACGCCACATTTGTTCCGCTAATAATCTGCAACGGATCAACCAACACGCTAGCAGTATCTGAATTTAGCCAAACGTTCCCGCTGACCGTCGTATAGCTGCCAACAAAAACCTGTGCGCTTGGAATTGTTGTTGTGGAGGCCATCACCGGATACGGGAAGACCATTGAGAAATACCCGGCACTTCTACGGGCACCAACCGCCTCTCCAACGTCATACCAAACGTTTTCTCTTACGTTAAAAATGATGGCGTCAGTACATTCAGTTGCATTACCTCGAGGATAAAACCACCAAATCTCTCCAAACCTCGGCACTTTGCAAGCCCAAACCTTTTGACGCTGTGCGTAATTTAAGTTATCAAAGAAATAGTTTTGGTTATAGTTGTTCTGTATTTCTTTGACGGCACCGTTATATAGCAAAAACCTATCAGACCCGCACCAGTAGTAAATACCGTCATACTCAATCGCGCTCTGACTCGAAAGGATTGACGACTGACTACTGATAATGTCGTACTTCCAATACTGTGCGGGAGTACCCGTTCCGCCAACGAACGACACTCGAACAAGACTGTCTAAGCTCCAAAACAGCCCAGACGGAGCCGCCGTACCGCCTCGAACTGGTAACGCCTGCACAATCTTTCCAGAGGCGACGTTGACCTCGTTAGCGTCTGCTGCTACCCAATTAAGAGGGTTTCCAGCAGAACAATTTTTTATCAAACCGTTGTTGCCATATACAAATACGTAAGGGTGCAGCGCTACAACGCCCCCAGATACATCAACGTTGTTGTCAAAAGTTGCGGTGATGGTGCCAGACGGAACAACATTGCTAACAATAACTGACGTAGTGTTAACGCTTATCACCACGGTGTTTGCAGGAACATTAGTGCCAGTTACGGTTTGCCCTGCTCCAACCAAAACATTTGCCGCGGAAAGCGTAATGGTCGTTGTGTTGTTCCCGGTAATCTGAGCAGTAAAAACACCAATTTTTGACATCGTTGTCCCGTTGATGTCTCCAATTAGGACCGAGGTGTTTGTTGTGCTATTGATTGACGTTAAATTCTGCCCAGGATGAGCAAGCAACGAACCTACGCCATTGCCAGAGACGTCGTAGAACCCATCAAACTGCCAGAGATTGGTCGCGTTCGCCGTAAAGTTTGAAAGCGTAAAGTTTTGAATCCCCTGGCCGTTACCAAGGTTGTCAATCGTAAGCTCTTGAAGTCCGTCACTGTACCCAGAAAAGATCTGGTTAACGTTGTTCGTAGAGTTTATCCACATCCCTCGAGATGGCCCCGTAAGCTGATCCGAAAGCATGCGATAGCCGCCAATCTTTCTGGGCCTGCCCCTCTGAAACCTAGCCCATCGAGCAGAAGTGTAGAAATTTTTGTCAAAAACAGTACCGTCTCGCTGGACCCCCGCAAGAGTGTTTAAGGAGAAAACCTTCTTAGTCATCCTTAGAACACTCCGCCAGAAATTCCACCAGTAAACGTTCCGGAACCCGAGATGGTAAGGCCGGTCGCATTTAACCCAAACATCTTTGCACCGAGAATCGCAAGACCAATCTCACCGGTACCAACGTAGTACATACCAGTAGATGCTTCAGCCAAAAATGAGAGCGAAGGTGAGCCAACCGTGCCGCTAACCAAAGACAAGGAAGAACCACCAACAGCAAGCGTTGAGGCGTTGAACAAATTCACCGAGTCGCAAAGCAAAATAACTTGTTGATTTGCAGGCACCGAGACTGTTGCAGCCCCAGCAGCACCCGTACTAAAAGTAATTGACGAAGAAGCTTGGTTGGTGATGTAATAAACTTGGATCGTTTGGGGCAAAATTACGTTAGTAGCCCCAACAATCGTGCCCGTGTACTTTTGAATGACGTTAGCCGCCTCAGATGCGGAAAGCGTATACGTGCCAGAGGTAACGGCCTTTGTTAGCTGCGTGAAATTAAACTGGGCACTCCGACCCAAGCCAACAGTATAAAAAGCGGCCCCAGAGCAGCAAATCATGCACGAATCACTGGGAGCCAAAGAAATAGAATTTGCCCCGTCAATTAACTGACCAGAGCTTGGAGAAACGGTAAGGTTGCCGCTGCCACCGTTGCGAACCAAGATATACCAATCGTTGCCCAAAGTAACCGCGGAGGTCAACGTTAGCGTGCTCGTTCCGCCAGTCCAAACATAGGTAGCCGCACGGTCAGACGCTACAGCCGTATATGAGTTAGAAAAGGTATTGACCTGGTGCGATGAATTAAGCGTTGAAGTAATCGCCTTTAACCCATACCCGGCAAGCGTTGCGGCATCAGCGCTAGAAGAACCCGTTCCGAAGGCAATAGACCCCCAAGTGCCGGCCGCGGTTGCATTTGAAGAAATATAAATATATCGAGACTGACTCCCGTCAACCGTTGCAACAGCCCCGCCGGCACTATTTACAACAGAAAAAGAGTTTGCTCCAACGTTTCTAATCAGGCTATCTTGCCCAACGGACGCCTGGTTTGCCGGAGGAAGAGTGATCTTTAGCCCCGCAGAAGACGCAGAAACGTCCATGATGCGAGCGATCACGTCTCCAGTAGCATTACCATTAACGGGCCAGGAAAGCGTCGTATCGGCCGTTAGAGAGATGCTGCGATAGGAGACATCCGTTGGTTGGATGACGTCGCCGGTGAATGGACTAATGAAGCTCATCAGGAATCCTTTACAACTGTCTGGCGATCACCAATACGGGCAACATCTTCTGTCTTGAGCGTGCCGATAATCCTGTCGTATTGCTGTTGCCACATTGGAAGCCGCTCATCATTTTTAAGAAACGGCATGGCTTGAAGAAGGCTTCCGTAGAGCATCGCCTGCGGAGCGTACTGCGTATACCAGTTCGTCTGGTTCGTAACGTCCAGAGGCTGCACCCTTTCGTAGTACAGAACCTCGTAGTTGTACGCGATGTTTGGGGTAGGAGCGACAAACCA